GGGCCTCGTCGCGGCTAAGGACTGGAACGTGACCGGCGGCAGCAAGCCGAATGATTGAAGGGGTCAGGTCGCAGCGCCAAAGACTGTTGATGAAACTGCCGATGATCTTGATGCTGGCAAGTTTTAGTGGTTGTGCGTCGACCAGCAGGTGCCCCCCGCTGGTCGACTATTCAAAAGAAGATCAAGCCAAAGCGGCCAAAGAGTTACGCGCTCTCCCCAATGACAGCGCTATTGCTAGGCTCGTCCAAGATTACGGCCAGCTCCGGCGAACTTGCCGCCTTTAGATTCTTAGAGATACGCGCGACTTTCATGTTATCGCGGCGTTTATACGCGGCTTCTGACCGACTGCCATGCGAAGTTGCATAATCAGCGGCAAAAGTTGCGGCAAATAATTCATAGTTAACCGCGTCAATATGGCTGTCTAAGTGATTCGGCGTATTAAATGCCCGCGCATTTTTTACACAAGCCATTATTATCGCGATTTCATACGGATGAAATTCACGGCCAATCCGCAGCGTCGCCAGATCGGCGGCAAGCTGAAAATTATTCTCTATGCCACCGTAGCCTTCGCCGCGTTGGTCGATAATATCAGCGGCTTGCGCCAGTAGTTCTTGAGGATTCATTTATCATCTCCATAAGAGCCGCCCGTTCGCGTAACATGCGCAGCACCGTGTAACGCTGGTGCAGACGCACTAAGATGGTCGAGCGCCGGGCGTGACGTTGTTCCATCTCCAGTAGGTCTAAGACCTCCTGTTCGGTAAGATCAGCAAGCTGATCGTTAAGGGTTTTCCATGTGACTGGTTCGGTCATTTCAATTCTTCCAAGGCTATCTCAGCCAATGTTCGTTTATCGTGTAGCGCGTCAAATATTCTTTGGTCAATAGTATTGTTGCACATGATGACGTAGCACCACACATCGCGCGTCTGTCCGCTGCGGTGCAGACGACCGACCGTTTGCTCGAACAGTTCAAGCGACCACGGCAGCGACAGGAAGATGATCTTGTTGCCGCCGAATTGCAGGTTCAACCCGTGGCCGGCGCTCTTGGGATGGATCGCCAGCAACTCTATCTTGCCGGCGTTCCAGCGCTCGATGGCGTCAGGCTCGTCAATCGTGGCGACGTTAAATAGTCTTTTCAGTTCGGCTAGTTCTTCTTTGTAATTGTAGACGATGATGGTGTTGTCGCGTTGATTTTCGTCTATTATTTCAGCCAGCGTCGTGAACTTTTGACGCCCATACCACTGAGCAGCGCCGACATTATCATACGCGAAGCCGGACGTAAGCTGCTGAAGTTTGTTTGTGACAGCAGCCGCTGTTGGAGCCGTGATCTCTTCATGCACATATTCCTTCTTCATGTTCTCGTATGGCGTGCGGTCGTCAAGATCGCATCGGATCTGCACGACATGGAGCGGCGGCAGCTTGTCTTTATACTCGCCAGGCTCCAGCACATATGTCGCCGGCTTGATTACCTCCATAACCTTCGGCAGCGCGTTCGGCAGCGGCTCCCATTGGCCGTAGTCGCGGTTCACGCAATAAAAGTATTGCTGTAAGAACGCGCCCTTGCTGCGGCCTAGCAGCGTCTGATCGACAACTTTGCATTGGCCAAACACATCCTCTAGACCGTTCGACGTAAACGATCCCGTCAATCCCCAGCGGATCTTGAACTTGTCGAGGATCTTAAGCAGGAATTTGAACCGCTTGCCGGACGGGTTCTTAAGCCGCGTCAGCTCATCAAAGACAATTCCGTCGAAGTCTTTAGGATCAATTGACGGGATGTTGTCGTAGTTGGTGACGACTATATCAACGTCAGCCGCGAACGCTTTCTTACGTTGCGCTGGCGTGCCGACGGCGACCGCCATGCGCATGTGTTCAGCCCATTTGGGTTTTTCCACAGGCCACACGTCCGTGCAAACGCGCTTCGGCGCTAACACAAGCCAGCGGTCGCAATGACCTTTGCTGGTCATGTCCGACATCGCCGTCAACGTGATCGCTGTCTTGCCCGCGCCTACTGGCGCAAGGATCATAGCCCGATCATGGGCGAAGAGGAAATCGGCGGCTTCGTGCTGGTATGGTCGCAAATCCATTGGTCAACATCCTCTTTGGACCATAGGCAGGCATAGTTCTGGTTTAACGCGCGCATATCAGACGCAAATATTTGTTGTAATGGCGATAGTTTACCGCCATGACGTTTCAATTCGACAAAATGTGTGGACCCGTCAGCAAAGCAAACCACACGATCACTGACGCCGCGATTTGATGGCGCGACGAATTTATATGCTTTGCCGCCAACGGCTTGCACACATTTTACGAAATATTTTTCGATTTCACGTTCAAGCATAAAAAGTCTCTTGACACACCCGTAAAGAAAAGTCTAGTGTCGAATCACTGAAAGGTAAGGTAATGGCGCACAGCAATATCGTAGGCGGTTCGACCGCTAAGCGTTTGATTAACTGCCCCGGTTCACGGGCGTTAGTCAACACAGTTCCTGAAAAACCTACTAGCAAATACGCGGAAGAAGGTTCGCGTCTGCATGACGCAATGCACATGATCTTGTCGCATGGCGCAAGTGTTGACGATTATACAGATAATGAGAAGTTAATCCTAGCGCTTGACTCACTTAACGAGATTGATCCTAATAGTGAGCTTGAGTTTGCCACGGAGGTGAATGTCCATTTTAACGACTTTCTTGCCGGAGTTTACGGTTCTTGCGATCTCGCTGGCCGTATTCGCAATCGTGCGATAGTCCTAGACTGGAAGTTTGGGGATGGCGTTGCGGTAGACGCTGAAGAAAATGAACAGCTTATGTTCTACGCCGCCGCAGGAATGCGGACGGAAGAATTGCGCTGGGTTTTTGAAGGTGTCGATGAGATCGAACTTATCATTGTGCAGCCGCCTTATGTTAAGCGTTGGGTGACGACGCCCGGTCGCATCAAGGCGTTCGAGCGCACGCTGTATGATGCCGTGCAAGCGTCATTTAAGCCCAACCCTAAGTTTGAGGCTGGCGACCATTGCCGTTGGTGCGCCGCCAAGCCGGTCTGTCCCTTGCTGACGGGTCAGCTTGAGCGCGCTGTCGCGACGAAGGTTAAGGCTATTGATGTGGAGAAAGTCGGCAATGCTCTGGCGTTTGCGATCCTTGCGGAAGAATGGGCTAAAAGCGTGCGTGAACTGGCCCAAACAATGCTGGAAAACAACGCGCCAGTGCCGGGGTGGAAACTCGTGCCCAAACGGGCCACTCGCCAATGGGCTGATCCTGTTACGGCGGAAGCGACTTTTAATGAAATGGGATTGGGTTTCACGGAGTTCATGGAATTAAAATCGCCGGCACAAATCGAAAAGGCGCTTAGAAAGCGTCATATTGCGATGCCGGAAGGTTTTACCGTTTCCATGTCAACAGGTAACACAATCGCGCCGGAGAGCGATCCCCGGCCGGCGGTGCTTACAATAGGCAAGGACATTCGTTCTGCCTTCTCTAAACTTGAGGTAAAGTAATGTCTAATATTGTGAAGTTCGGCAACGCCAATCTTCCCACCGCTGCGTCTCTGGCTGAGTCGCTGCGTAAACTCGATACTGATGCTGGCGTCGGTTCGGTCATCCTGAAAATGGATAAGACTGGCCATTGGGTTTACGGCGCGGATCAGACTGAGATTGACAAAGACGGACGCTGGGCGGTCAATCCGTTCTCGTTCGTCCACGGTTTCATTGCGTGGGGCGAAGGCGAGGTGCTTGGCGAGAAGATGGTGGCCATTACGGAACCGCTTCCCGAACTGGACGTGGCCCCTCCCGGCGCTAAGCGCGGTTGGGAGCCCCAGGTCGGCATGAGCGTCAAGTGCCTTGATGGTGAGGATGCTGGCACGGAAGCCCGCTACACGGTCACGTCCGTTGGCGGTAAGCGCGCTATGCACCAGCTTGCCATGAAAGTTGCCGATCAGGTCGACAAGAATCAGGACGCGCCGGTGGCCGTTGTGAAACTCGGCTCGGAATATTATCAGCATAAATCCTACGGTCGCGTCTACACCCCCGTGTTTGACGTGATCGACTGGATCTCGCTCGACGGTCCGCTGGTGACACCGGCCGTCGTCGTCGCGGCTGATAATAGGGAGGGCGGGGGCTAATAACCCCCGTCTTTTTTAGATGACTTATCTGTTTCCCTACGCGGGTTATGACGGCCCGAAACGCAAACCCCCATCACAATCCAAAGAAGCGCGCAAGCATAGGCTTCGCGTGGCAACGCGGGCGCTGCGCGTGCTGGAGTCTGAGCCCGA